AAATACCTTTTTATTCTCCTTATCCTTATAATACTCTAAATCTTTATTACAATCGCAACATTTCTTACTTGTATTACATTCATTGATAGTGATTGTATCATATTTTTTATGAATTAGTTTTCTTAACCCTTTATTCATCGTGGGCATAAAATGTTTCATTTGTGTGCTCCTACTCCAATTTCCATAACCAATAAGGATGTTTTCTCCAAAAGTTTCCTTTATTTTATTTAGGAATGTATCTATGGATTTCTTACCATAACAATATTGTCTAAATTTCATTTTTCTCCATGTTTCTCGTTTATAAAAATCGGTTGTTTCTTTATTTAATTTATTCTTTTCAATGAGATACATCTTGAACTTGTTATAATCAACAGATTTACTATTTTGAAAAGATAAGTGAGTTTCTTTTTCAACAAGTCCATTTCGTTTTCTTTCCAATAATAATATTCGTTGATTTGTTTTTGCTTTGCTTTCCTTTTTTCTTTGCGGTGCTGTATATTGTAGTTTCTTTCCATTTTTATCCATCATATAAACCAATGAACGCTTACCCGGGTCGCATCCAACAATATTCCTTTCCTTCAAAGTATCTAATTGCTCTTTGGATAAATCCTCAATATTATAAAAATCTTGTTCTTGTAAAACAGGAACTCTTGAACCCCATTTCTTATCTTTCAAATCTTTTCTAATAAATAATAAACAACACGAAATACCATCTGTTTGTATTTGGTTATGGAATTGATAATATTTATTCTTGAATATCTTGTTTTTCATATCCAAGAAATTACTCCATACTTCGTTTTGATTATCTTTTACATTACTTAACAATTCGCCCTTTTTAACTTTATTACCATCTTTATCTTTTTCAGGACAAAATATATTTATCAAACTTGCAGTATCTATAATAATATGCTTTGGAATAATATTGGTTCGTAATGGTAATGGTTGGAACAATTTACTTTCTTGTTTTTCTAATATTTCATTCATATACAACATTCCCTTCAAATATGCAAAAGGTCTAACTTTCACATCGTAATGTATTGATTTTTTAATTTCGGTAGGTAAAATTTTGGACAAATGAGTAATTTTCCATTCATTAAACATTTCATCTGTTTCTGTTAAATCAAATAATTGTTTCTTAAATTGAAATAGGATTGATTTTTCTTCGGTTATTTCAGTTGTTGTTTTATTTATAAATCGTAAGAAATGTTGAATAAAATGTTCTTGTAAATTATTATTTAACGAAGTATGAATTTGTGTTGCTAAATAAGGTAATAAAAAGGTGGTATTTTTCAAATTAGTTTTTTCATGGTCAAGTAAAGGTTGATATTCTTCTTTGTAAAACTTTGACAATGCTTCTAAAAGTTCAGTATCCTTACATTTTTTTCCTCTATTATCTCTTGTTCCAAGTGATTTTATACAATACGAAATAAAGATTTCATCTAATTCAGGTAAGGGTTTTTTATTTGTATAGCAGTTTAAAACATATAACCGAATAAATTGATAAGTATGAATAACTAAATCATTCATTTCAAAAATCAAATTGTTTATAACAGGTTGAATTGTATCACGATTTAACAAAATCGTTTTCAAAGGTATCTTGAAAGTTTTGTAAGCAGATTTTTCATTATTCCTAAACTCTTTGAATACGTCCTTTTTCTTTTTCTTAACTTTCATTTTATATATATTATAAATACTTTATTTTTAAGTTATTTTAACGCAAATTATTTAAATATAATTTATTTATAATTATTATATTTATAATAAATGGAACCCTCTAATGAAATAAAAATGGAAATGAAATATAAGTGTGAAGTGTGTAATTATAAATGTATATATCCCGCGCACTGGAAACAACATATAGATAGCGAAAAACATAAAAATAATGGAAAACGAAAAACGAGAAGTGATAAAGTATTAGAACCAAAATGTAAGAATTGTGAATATAAGACGAACAATTTGACTTGTATGAAGGTTCATTGTCTAACACAACATTCAAATAAAGAAGAAAGAAAGAAAAAATTCAAATATTATTGTGAAAAGTGTGATTTTGGAACATACGCAGAAATACTATTTACACGGCATTGTGAAACAAAGAAACATTTATTTTAAATAATATCCTTTAATATGTTTTGAAGCATAACACGAATTCGCATAATGTCCTTCTCTACCGCATCTAAAACATATAACATCGTCGCATTCATCTTCACTTTCGCTATCTTCATTATTATATTTACAATTATTTTCGTGGTATTCACATTTCTTTGCATCAATAAATTCTTTATCGCAATATTCGCAACACCAAACAAATTCTTCTTTAATTTTTTTACAATCTTTCGCAAAATGTCCAGATGTTCCACATTTGAAACATTTATCATTTGTTCCATTTTTCATTTGCGTCAAATGGGTTTTAGTTGATTGTTCTAATTCAACTGAAACAAATGAACCGCCTCTAACATTATCAATCCCATATTTATCCATATACATTCTTGTATATTTATCTTCATCATAATCATCACAATTCGGTATTAATTCTATCATTTTTACTGGGTTATATAGTTTAGTCCACGCTGAACCATGTGAGTTGAAATGACTATCTAACCTGAAAGAAGGGTTTATAGTTTTGCCGACATAAAATTTACCCTTTTCTAATTGTAGAATATAAATATATACCATTTGTTATATTGTGTTATTGAGTTGTATAACAAACAACTAATCACAATCAATTTTTTAACTAAATAGTATATAATGCCTACTACACGTAAGAGTACTGATTACAAAGAAACCGCCGTTCAATATTATTTAGTTGAAGATAAAACACAAGAAGATGTTTGTAAAATTTTCAAATGCACTCCAAGAAGTTTAATGCGATGGGTTGAAAGATACAAGAAGGAAGGCAATGTGAATATTCATCATAGAAAACCAGTTGCTTACAAAGTCAAGAACGAGCATGTGAAATTATTGTTAGATGAAATAAAACAAAATAAAACCATTACATTACAAGAATTGCTACAAAAACTCAAAGAAAAATATAAAGATATTGATTTAACAACAACTCAAATTTTTAGGGTTATACGAGATAATAATATTACATTGAAAATGACCCGGATACGACATGAGCCTATCAAGCGATTTGGTAAGGATATTGATATTAACTCAAAAATTAAAGAATTTTATGAAGCAGTTAAAAAATATAAAATAGAAGATATTATTTGCCTTGATGAAACAAGTATAAAATCATTACAAAAGAGAAGTCATTGTTATAGTAGTAAAGGAAAACGATGTGTTATAAAAACGCAATCGCAAGAAGTATTCAAAAAATATACAGGAATATTTGCTATTTCTGTTAATGGTGTTATAGAATGGGATTTATATGAAAAAGGTGGAATAAATACAGATAGGTTAATTGAATTTTTAGAAAAGAATATCACAAGTAAATTAAAAAATAAATTAATTATATTAGATAACGCGAGTAGTCATAGAAACGAAAGGATAAAAGCATTGGTAAATAAACACAATAATATTTTATATGCGGTTCCATATCAGCATTTTACAAATTCTATAGAAAATTACTTTAGTATGTTGAAATCCAGATTACAAAAACTAGAAGGATTGAAATATGGAAATTTGAAGGAAAATATAAAGAGAGTAATTAGTGAAATTCCAAAGGAAAAATATGAAAATATATTTAAGGGTGCTTATGAAAGACCAGAAAAATATGTTCCAAAGAATAAAACAAGAAAAATAAAGAAAAATTACAAGTAATTATTTATAAAAATAGACTTATAAATAATCGGCGTTTGAAATGTAAAAAGGTGTAAAGATTACCTCAAATTTTCATAACATAAATGGTTTTATTTTAAGGAAAAATCTTCAAAATCATCGATGCTATCATGGTCAGACTCATATATTATTTGTTCCGCAAACAGCATTGTTTTTGTAAGGTGTAACTGATACTTTAATACCATATCTACATTGATGGTCGCTTCTTCTTTGGTTAATTGATAAGTATTGTTCAAAATATATCGTACAACAAATGATGCGTCTAGGTGCTGTGTTTTCAATATATCTACTAAACTAACTGAATAAATATGTTTTTTTAAAGTAGCCCGGTCATATTTGGTATTATATAAATCTAACATGTATATATATTACAACATAATATTGTGTTTTTATATATTTTTTTCTATTTGATGATATATAAAAAAAATTTATATAATATATGGTTTATTATTTATCCGGAAAAATGAACCCTACTGTTTTTAACATATCAGTCATCATGTCTACATTTTTACATCCATTCATAATTTTGATTGTTTCAAATACTTTTAATTCTTCGTTTTGACAAATATCAAACATTGTGTTTATTTTAAGCAACATATCATAATCTACTATATAAGTCGTGTTTTCTCCAACCCAATCGTAAAAATCAGTGTGGGTTTTATTTTTCTTATATTTTTTAAACAATTTTAAAGTATTGTATAATGTAGGACAGTATTTATCTGCGTCCGAATGACTTTGAATATTATAATCAGTTCCAGATAATACGCATATTTCCCTTAATTCTTTTTGACTAATTTTTAGTTCATGTAGAATACCTTTATGGTCATATAACACTGCGGTTTTATTAAGTAAACTTATAAAGCGTATTACTCTCGTACAACCATATACAAACATATCCATGTCCTCACTTAAACATGCCCACACCTTACCCTTAATTGTCAAATACGCGCACAATTCATCTGCCTCGCCAGGCGCGTCATAATATGTACAACCATATGCAGTTATTAGTTTTTTAACATTATCAAAATCAGTTTTAGTTACGTTTATCAACTTTTTTTTCAAAACGTCCATACTGCTTGAAATATCTTGATCATCAAAATCACCAGCATCTAATTGTTGTTTTAGAAGGTTGTATTGAGTTTCAGCTTCTTTTCTGTCTTCACGACGTCTTAAAATAAGTTCCTTTTTTTCAGCAGGTGGTTTTCCATCGAATATAAAAATGGGTACAATATTATAATGAGTAAATAGTGTAAGCATTAAATATATATTCTCTATTAAACAACCGTCTGCGGTGTATTTAAACATGTAAATACTAATATCCACCGCTATTTTTTTGCCGGATAATTCATATAAAGAAATAGGTCGAATCGAATTCTTACATTCGCTTCTAATAAATTTGTGCAAATTTTTGATTCCCATTTTAGTTTTATATTTGTTTTAGCTATATACTCATATCACGGTTTGTTATTTAAATTTCAATTTTATTTAAATATTTGTATGTAAATGTTATGATACCTTTTCTACTCTTCGTCAATTGTAGATAATTCTGACAAAATACTGTTACATGATTCTGAAAAATTCATGCTACCTTCAGTTAGCCGGTCGTTTGATATACAAACATTTATATTTTCAATGTTTTCGCGTTTAGTATCAGGGTCATGAACTTTGGACGGATTAATTTTAATACAAACGTAAAGAAATTCAAACCAATTCATTATTATAATAGTGATACCTAATATTTTATTGTACAAAACATTCAATTTTATTCTAAATCTAAGAAAATTGAATTACTAATATTATAATATGCTTTTCATATCAAAATACCTAACATGAATACGCGAAGTAAAACAAATCAATTACGTAAAATGGTGTATACAGTAGATATAAACTTTGATGAAGCAAGTAACACATGGAGAGCAAACAAGAAACCTATCAAAAATGGATGTTTTAAATATTTATGTTGTCAAAAAACTCTTTCTGGAAATCCATGCAAGAGAGAAAGGTTAATAAATGATGTTTATTGTAAGCAGCATTTACCCTAATTCGCAAATACTCATACGCATATTATTCATTATAAAATTGTATTTTTCTTTTTTCTCTCGTGAGTTATTTTTGTTAGCAATAAAAAAATGTTCCATTCTCTCCACATTGTCAAGCATCTCATTGCTCTTATAATTTTTTTTAATAAATAAACAGAATTTATCAATATTAGTTTGGGTTTTTTTAAAATCATATAGTTCATAATTGTTAGTTTGGCACCAATCTAGAAACCCTTGGTAATTATTCATCAAAATTGTTTTTATTATATAATACGCGAGAATACTTGTTTTTTCTTTATATAATGTTTCTCTCCGTAACTTGTTTGTCTTATCTTTTTTAAACAGGAATTCGTATTTTAGACCCATATAATGTAACGTTTTTACTAATTGAAAAAAACTATGGGTTCTTTCTAAATTTATAAAATATTCTGAATATGCTAAGAATTCTTCCACGTTATTTTTATTTTTCAGTTTAAAAAAACTACAAAATAATGCATTTATGATTTCCGCCCAAAATTCCGCATAAGATTCATATAGATTAACTTCTGAAGCTACTGGAAATATGTTTAACATATCAGATGTACATTTATCCGTATTCATGCCTGAAAAATCTAATCCAAAATTATGAAATGTTTCGTGAATCAATACTTTAAACCATTCTTCCTTTCTAAAAATAACTATTTCTGACTCACGTGGACATGTTGTCGTAAATGCTGTGTTTGCATGATTTTCATCCAATACGTTAGCATCTGTTGATGGAAGATATTTGCTTAATGATGTGAAATATAAATAAATGTCCAACTGTTTTGCGCAAAACTTAGACGCGTATTTATTCAATATGTATAACCACATCATAATAGAATCCACATATTTGTTATAAACCTTCATTTCATGTTCAACATTTGGTGTTTCTAAAATAAAAAAGAGTCTTATTTCTTTCTCAAAGAGAGAAAAGGTATAAGTCAATTCGTACGTGGTTCGTTTATATATATGATTTCGTATTTCTTCTGGAAAAGAACTACTATTAAAACCCTTTGGTTTTTTAATTTGTGTTGACGATTGTATTTGTTTGATGCTAATATTATATAAATTATTGCCGTAGATTTTCTTCAACCCTATAATATATTTATAAGCATTTAGTATATCATTATAAATTTCAGTAATCGTATTTTGAGTTTTACGGGTTTGATGTGAATGTATAATGAAATTATTGTCTGTAAAAAATGACATTAAAGTAAGACTTTTATTAGATAGTTTCATGCTATAATATGTATTAATATTTATTATTAACATTTAATTACCAATATTTAATTACCAATATTTAATTACCAATATTTAATTACCAATTTTAGTTATTGCACGATTATTATATAAATAATATTTATGTATTATATAAAATGAATGACGCCGATGAAAAACCCCCTACACATGACAATGTTGACGATTCGAGTATAGATGTTGAACCCACTTTAAGTATAGACACAGAACCCGAAGAAATTATTAGCAACAATGATGTAATACTTTCCCTAATACAATTATTAGCCAATGTTACTAATCCGGATGCTAGCGCAAGTGTAAGCAAATATAATTTACAAATTGATGAATCTGTCAAACAAGTATTGCTAGCAGTAATGAAAGCTCATCCCAACTTTTTCAGTGAAATCGAGTTAATATTGGTAAACATTGCTCAAGATAACAAGATTGATTCCGCCGATATTCCTAATATAATTGTATTGATTCAAAAATTATATATATTAATGGTTGACTTGAAAAGCATTAAATTAACCACGGCTGTCTGTTCTGAAACGTGCGGGTCTATCATAAAAATAATAATTCATGTGCTTGTAGAAGAAGGGCGCGTCAAGATTACATCAGATAATAAGGTACTATTCTTGGCTAACGTAGATAAATTAGTAAACGCATGCGTTGATTTATTGAAATTTACAAAACAGCTTAAACCTAAGAGTTGTTTACACTTTTTCAAGTTTTAGTTATTTATCATCTCGTCTTATTTTGTCACGTATAATCATTAAATCCTCAAATGTAACCGGTGGATGTCCTCTACTAAAATGGGTCAATTTCGCATTTCCAGTAGCCAACAACAATTTTTTCAAATTATTATCATAACTCTGCGTAAATTTCGCGTATTGTGCCGCATACATCTCCTGCTTATGCCTTGTACCAAAGAAATCCGCATCTATTGACGCTTGCGTAGGTCGAATTAGTGTACCCTTATATTTACCGGTTTTTCCACCCGCTGCCTTTGCCATTTCAGGACTCTTTGCCATCTCAGTACCGGAATCGAGCGAAAAACTTAAATAAAATTCGGGATTATTCTTTTTAAATTTGGCACCCTGGTAATAATGTTCTACGCTTGCCCATTTGTGATTATCTAGTACAAATGGATGTATTTCATTCGTTTTGGCGTTTCGGTCTATCCAAAAATTAGATAGTTTTTTACGCCAATCCGGAATAATAGCCAGCTCTTTATAATCAATAATTTTTTCATTAGGAATAGTTTCCCCAGCACCTTTACCAGGTAATGGTTTTCCGGTTGATTTTGAATAAAACTGTAATACTATATCATTACTATATAAGCCTCTTAGTTTCGCTTCATTTAAATCATCAAAATTATCCTCTTCTTTCTTAGATGCTTTCTTAGGAGATTTTTGCATAAAATGATTGAAATCTGGTATCAACGCAAAGGCACCCGAATTTTTTTCCAAGCATTTGTCGCTAATCATCTTTTTAATGTCATATGGTATTTCCTTAAATTTGAATATCATTTTTTTTTTATAACTTGCAAGCTTATAGTGACTACCGGTGTAATCTAGCATTACATAAAACTCGGGATTAAATACCCTAGCCGCGTCCAACAATTTATCCGTCATGCCGCATTGCAGTACGCCTGTTATGTCGCCATTTTTGTATGATTCACTTGACAATATAATAAATTTTATATTCAATAGTCTCTCTAATGTGCCTAGTGTCCACAATTCCGCCCAAAAATCACAACTTCTAACTTTTGTTTTCAGTTTATCAAGTGTATCAATACCCTTCATAAATTTGTAGTCGTTCAGTAACGATGCGGTAACCTTCTTTTCTTTTACCAATTTATCATGCTCCTCTTTGATTTTAGTTGCGGTTTCAGTTAAAATTTTCTGCTCACTGCGGTCTATGACATTCGCAAATTTTTGCTGTATAATTAGATACTCAGCAGCTAATTCTTTAATTGTATTTGTTTCAGCTACGAAACTCACTGAATACATATCATACTGGTCTTTAAAAGTAGCAAACACAGATTCGTCAATCTCTTCTGACAATTTTTTACGTAATTTATTTACAGTGGTTTGTTGCGCAATACTCGAAAACGCATCTCGAATAGTAGCAAACAGGCAATCCCCACCACCTTCATTATCTATAATATCATAATTTGTATTCTTCATAAACTTTTGAACCCAATTATCTGTTTTAGACGCATGATATTTCTCGACAAAATCAGTTGCTTGTTGCGCGCCTTCTTCCTCAAGTTCCTGTGGAATAGATACTCCTTTTGTCAACACAAAAATATCTTTTCTGTTTTCCGGTATTTCATATACAGGTATTTGTGGCATTTTGTCTTCTTCCTTTTCTTCTTCTAGGGTGTCTTCGGTTTCTTCTTCAATAATCGATGTAGTTGGTTCTAACCGCTCCTTCAATAACATGTTTTTTGTCACAAATTTATATATTAATGGAGATTGGTCTAAATTTTCAATATCCAAGTTTCCATCTTCACCCGTAAGGTCATTTAGTTCTGTTGCGTTTATTTCATATACACCTATTTGTTCTACATTGTTTTGTTTATTAACTAAATAAATCGGAAAATATAGCACAGATTCACTCTCATATGTGTTTTTAACACGACCTAACGCAACAATTACTTCAACATCCTTTATTATAAGTTGATATGTGTCCGATAGTACATTTAAATCTTCAAAATCTACATTTTTAATTTCGGGATAACTTATATTATTATTGAGAACTGATACAACCATTGTGTATTTTATAATGTTAATATATTTAAATGTATTAAAAATTAATATAATACCACATATAAATTATAACAAAACGCATTTAGTAAAAAACAATATTGTTATAATTTATGGACGTCCTTAACGTTGATAAGTGTAAAGATTGTAATAATTCAAATACGCTTATTTTTACAGTGGGTAGAATGAATCCACCAACACCTGGTCACCTTGAATTAATTCGTGAAATGCTTACTATGGCTAAGGCGAAGAACATAAAACAAATATATATATTTCTCTCAGAAACCCGAGGACCCAAGGACCCAATATCCTGTGCTGATAAAGTCGCATTATTAACCGGTTCTTATGACTATGTAAATAACATTAATATATGGGCTAATGTAGCAGAGTTCGCGCGTGATAGCATGCAAAATGTTGATATTGATAAGGTTACTAAGGCAAATGAGGTGGCTGTGCTAGCGAGAAACGCTGCGATTGCTACTGCTAATGCGACTAATGTTAATATTCAACCTAACTCAAAATCAATGATACAATCATTAAAAGCCAATATGGCATTAACAGGCATAGATGTTGCTGACATAACAGTAAATACTATATGTTTTTCAGGTTCGACAGTGTTCAAATATATTGATTACTACGCAAATAATTTGACAAAATCACAAAACCCAAAGTCGGTATATTTGGTGGGATTTTTTGGTGGGGATAGAGATGACTTTGGGGTCGCCATAGAAAAATCATTTAAAAATAAGTACTCGTATTTTGCGCCGCCAAGTTCCCCCAGAGCAGGTATGGAAAAGTTTAAAAATTTATATACCAATAACCCTGAATTACTGATAGTAGATACAAATCATACTGACTATCACTCCATGGTAGATATTGTAAATGCAGGCGCTATGTCGGCGAGCTTAGTAAGACTAATTGTCAAACAAGGACATCTACAAAATCCGGTTAACGACGCAAAGTTTAAAGCCCGGTTTACAGAATTATATCAGCCATATTTAGACTCTGGCTCAATTGATAAATTATATTATGATATTAATCAGGGAATTGAGTATTATAAAAAAATAGTGGCGGAAGAAGCAGCCATAAAAGAAGCAACTAAATCAGCAAAAGCAGCGGCAAAATCAGCAAAAACTCCTGTAAAAGCAACCAGACCGAGTAGAAAATTACAACCAGTTCCTGCCGGTGGTCGAAAAACGCGCAAACGAATTAAAAAACGCAAATCTCGAAGAAAAACCCGAGGAAAGAGAAAAGGTAGTAGAAAGCAGTCTACCATATAATGTGTTTTTTCATAAATTTATCATTCTTTAATTCAGCCATAAAATACCACATATTTCTTCGCTTTGATACAATATCTTGGTTTGCATAATCTTTTTCGAACAAAACCAACACGTTTACAATATATTCTTTATTATTTTTGTTTGATTTCAACATTTTAGAGAGACCATAATAATCGCAAATCACCAATAACTGCTTAATGGTAAAATTAACATTGTAATTATTACTTTCTGTCACGATAGAATTTGCGGAATCATGTATGCTATTGATAAGGTCATCTAATTCCTGCTCAAAACCATCATTACTACTACTATCATATAGCTCAAAGGTTATATTTTCATCAACATTATGTACATTCATTATATAAATAAAAAAATTGTATTTATATAACATTAAATGTTTATTATTTTATTTCTGATTTATTGCTCCATCAAGTCCATAAACTTGAATATTGTCTTGTTTGATAGACTCTTGTAATCACTTACTTTACTTTTTGATAGACGTTTAATAAAACTATTGATGGGTTCGTTACCAATAATAACGTTGTTATAATCACTATCATACTTTTTATTGTAAAGAATGAATATGTTTTCAGCTATTTCATTTACTTCGTTTTTACGTTCGTCTTCTGAAATATAATTATACAACAATCCCGCCAAGATTTTAGTAATTTCAATTATTTTCGCATTGGTTATAATATTCTTATTCATCAAATTCACGAAAAACGCGCTTAATGCCTTTCTTTTTTCATTATCCTTGTTGATTTTACAAAACTTGTCATAATCAACCGATGCGTCAACATATTCGATATTATTAAACAAATCCAAAAACACATTCAAATTGGCTTCGAATGTTTGTCGAATTAGTTCATATTTAGTTACTAATTGTGAATATACATCGGCATAAATAGCCGAATAAAACCGGTTGGTAGAAGCAATATTAAATATTATTTTGCTTACATTTGACAATTCGGCATTTTTGGTTTCTTCTGTAATATCCGTATCATTCATTATTTGGTCAATGAGCTCTATTATTTTATTTGTAATATCCGTAACATTCTTATCGCTCAACTTATTCAAATAAGAACGAATAGTATCAATGTGCACAGCAATACCAGTTTTATTGTCTACAATCATTGATTTATATGCACTTTGAATAGTTGTGGATTCTTTTTTAACAGACTTGCGTCTTTTAATAATGTTTTCATTATTATCACTTTTAATATAAGATTTTTTATTAAACACAGGAGTTTTTACATAAGTCGGAGAGCCAACTTCGGATACTATTTTAGAAATGATGCTCAATACATCATCAGATAATTTATAATTATGACTATTGGCACCAATTGTATGAAAATCATCCAAAGAGTAGGTCATAGTAATAACACTCATGTGTATATATTATTATTTATTTCATTTATATCAGTTTTTTTTAATATTAGTATAAATCGGTTAATACACTTAAATACATTTAAATAATTTATGTAAATGCCAACTACTACAAAAACCCCAATCGCAGAAAATACAACAACCAACGATGATTCAGAACTAGTGTTTGAAACATGGGATGAGCTTAATATTAAACCAGATTTACTACGTGGTATTTATAATTATGGGTTTGAAAAACCTAGCCCTATTCAGCGTAAAGCAATTCGTCCTATTATAGAAGGCAAAGATATTATAGCGCAAGCTCAATCTGGTACAGGCAAAACCGCCACTTTTACTATCGGCGCTCTTCAACTCGTTGATTTAAATAATACAGACCCACAAATTTTAGTATTGTCGCCCACGCGCGAATTAGCTTCTCAAACAGCACTTGTTATGGAAGGCATAGGCAGCATGATGACTGGATTAATCGTTAAAACATATTATGGTGGCGCTCAAACAGATAATTTTAATCGTTTTTCGAGCAAAACAAAAGCGCATGTTATTTGCGGATGCACAGGCAAAATTTGCGATATGATTCGTCGCAATACAATTCGTACATCGGCTATAAAATTAGTTATATTAGATGAAGCGGATGAAATGTTAACAACCGGTTTTCGTGACCAAGTACATAACATTTTACAGTATGTAAATGAAAATGTACAAATAGCATTGTTTAGCGCGACACTACCTTCTAATATTTACACTATCGTCAATACATTTATGAGAAATCCTATAAAAATTGTGGTAAAATCTGAAATGCTAACCTTGGAAGGCATTTCTCAATATAGTGTAGCAGTAGAAAACGATTCTCAAAAATATGCCACAATTAAACACATATTTTCATTTATTTCATTGTCTCAGTGTATTATTTATTGTAATAGTGTAAAACGCGTTCAGGAATTGTATGAAGCGATGTGTGATGATGATTTCCCGGTTTGCTGTATTCATAGTGATATGGATAAATATCAACGCGAAAAGGCATTTACTAATTTTAAATCAGGCGCGTCTCGTGTGCTAATATCATCTAATGTTACCGCTCGCGGCATCGACGTACAACAAGTCAGCACAGTAATTAATTTTGATGTACCTAAATGTGTTCACACATATTTACATCGAATCGGACGTAGTGGAAGATGGGGTAGAAAGGGTGTCGCCATTAATCTCGTCGCACGGTACGATGTTGATAAATTACAAGAAATAGAGTCTTATTATTCATGTCAAATAAAGGAAATGCCGGCTAATTTGGATTTATTATAAATCCCGATTCGTAAAATACACTAATTATATTTCTCATTTTACATATAATTAATGACGTTTAATATAGTGTTTGATACGTTATATCAATCAGACAAAAGAGACCCACAGCGTGTAGAAAACATAAACGACCATTTTAAATTACCCATTTTTTATAATGAGCATAAAGTCGCATTAAAACAAAACATTATTGATGATTTAGAATTAATTAAAACGCTTGATGTATCATGTACCCCGGTTTATCACCATTTGTTAAATACTAGCAACGAATTATCTAATAAAATCGCAGACCAAATGTCTATATATTATACATCAGACACTTCATTTTTAAAGGATACTCAGCGTTTACTTGAAGAATATAAATCAAACGGTAATACAGAATCAAGGTATACAGATGTCCTCGAAATCTGGAAAGAAATTAAAAGTGATACTGGGTTTAAGGAAAAATATCAATACATAGACTGGACAATGTTTGAATTTCTTAATAAATCAGAGTTATTTTTACAAATTATGAGTTTTTACAACTTGGTTTCACCTATTATTTCTTTTTGCTTGCCCATTTTCATATTAATTATGCCTTTTTTTATCATTAAAATGAAAGGTGTCGCCGTCACATTTAGCGAATATGTAGAAATACTAACTACCGTTATCGAGAATCACGCAATAGGTAAATTATTCACCAAATTTCACCTATTAACTACTAATGAAAAAGTATATTGTAGTGTATCAGCTGCGTTTTATTTATTTTCAATTTATCAAAATATATTAGTATGTATTCGATTCAACCATAATATGGTAAAAATACATAAATATCTACAAGTTGTGCGCCAATACTTGGAAACCACCATTCAGCGCATGAATAATTATTTGGTGTATTCAAATAAACTAGACACACATAAGCATTTTAATACAAATGTGTGCGAACAAATGAATACACTCGGCGAATATAAAACCAAATTAGCGCAAATTTCGGATTATACATTTAATAACTACCATAAAATAACGGAAATTGGTCATACATTAAAGACATTTTATGAATTATATGATAACCAAAGATATAATGATTCGTTTTTGTATTCATTTGGCTTCAATGGATATATTGATTGTTTGGAAGGATTGATTTATAATATTAAAGACAATAAAATAAACATGTGTGGGTTCATTGATAAAAAAGAATCTGTATTGCGTCAAAGCTATTACGGACCTTTGAAAAACGACAATCCTGTTAAAAATACGATAAAGTTTAACAAAAATTTAATAATTACTGGACCAAACGCATCTGGAAAAACGACCGTGTTAAAATCAGCGATAATTAATATCATTTTCAGTCAACAGGTAGGTTGTGGATTTTATGATTCAGCAAAAATCAACCCATATAAACATATACACTGTTATTTAAATATTCCAGATACATCGGGGAGAGATAGTTTATTCCAAGCGGAAGCGAGACGTTGTAAAGTAATTATCGATTCTGTAAACAACAATCCAGATGATACGCATTTCTGCATATTTGATGAACTTTATTCAGGCACTAATCCAGATGAAGCCGTGTTAAGTGCCAAATCGTTTATGGAATACTTGATGAAAAATAAAAATGTCTCTTGTTTATTAACAACACATTTTATTAAACTATGTAAAAAACTACAAAGCAACAAACTAGTTAAGAATTATCACATGCATTCAACTATTACAAACGACAAAATTAAATATTATTATTTACTAAAAAAAGGTATTTCACGCGTAAAAGGAGGAGTACATGTATTATCTGATATGAATTACCCGCAAGAGATACTCGACAATAGCAAAACGACATAAATAAAAAAGGACAAATAAAATAAAAACAATAAAACCCAAATAGATAAATTCGTTGTTTTTATTATTAATTAATATCCAATTTGTCTAATAATGACAACCATGTCTGATATACTCAATCCTACATTTTTAATGTGTTTAGGAATAATTCTTATTTCCATTGCCTGTCTAGTTATTTATTTTGAGAATAAATTAAGGGAACAAAACCACAAAATGTCTTCCATGTTAGGTCTTGTAACATCTCTCACCGATGAAGTAAATCATACAAAAAAGTTTCTATCGCGCATGGCAAACAATATGACGCATACCCCAAATATAGGAGTCGCTGAAGAACACATTACAAATGCATTAATTGAAGTTTCTGATGACGACGACGACGACGACGATGACGATGATGATGATGATGACGATGACGATGATGACGATGATGATGAAGAAGAAGATAATGCTACACCGATATGTATATATGACGCAAACAAAACTAAAATATTAAAAATTGACATAAATCCGCCAAATACGCCTTATGAAGAGGAAAATTTAGAAGAATTAAACTTAGTATCTGAAACGGAATCAGACTCTGAATCTGAATCAATAGATTCAAAATTTGCTGAACATCCGAACACTGAATTTAGCAAAATGAATCTTGACGTAGATGGTGGTGCTCAATTAATTGATGACATAATTACAACTGAATTAAAAACCATAGATGTCACTAATTTAGACGAATCGGCAACAGTTGACTACAAAAAAATGTCAGTGCAAAAACTTAAACTTATTGTGGTCGAAAAAGGTCTTGTAGCAGATTGTTCAAAAATGAAAAAAAATGACTTGGTGAAATTACTTGAAACTGTCTAATTAATTTTATCTATTCACATAGTATATGAGTTGGGGTACATGTTATTCAGCATCGAACAATATACATTTTAATTTTCCGCCGATTATGGCTGATGGGCGAAATTACGCGTCTTGGCAGCCAGATGCCGTTGTTAATAACCGAATACAGAGACAAGAAGGTATTACAAGCAACTGGGCTTATAGGCAGTTTTTACAACATAACAGTAATAAAATACGACAATATAATAATAAAGAAGCCTGTTATGCTTTGGGATTAGACCCACATATTCCGAATAATAAAGCACCTTCGAACAATGTTCCACATACATTTAGGTCAATTTTTGACAATAATAGACCTGGGTACGGCTATTCTAACAGCGATTTAAAGAACCCTTACTTAACAAGCGAGCAATTAAACTCCCGATTATCTACACCTATTGTGAATATTGTAAATTATAATAAATAAATGTACGAAGAAGAGAAGAAGCGAAGAAGATAAGAAAAACAATATACCAAATAATGATATAATGACACATATATATCATTATATTATGAAAGTATTAAGCATTGATGTTGGCATAAAAAATTTAGCATTTTGTCTTTTCGAGAAATCGCCGGATAACGCACATTTCCAAATTACAAAATGGGATGTAGTAAATATTTCAACACCCGAATTTACAAACTGTTGTGTTTTGGATAAAAATGTCCCATGTACAAAACCCGCCAAATATCAAAAAAATGGAGACTGTTATTGTTTAAAACACGCAAAAAAACAAACATATCAACTTCCACCTGCTGACCTTAAACTTCTTTTTTTAAAAAAGCAACCAATTAAAAAAGTACTTTTAGAAATTGCAGACAAATATGGTATTTTATACGCAACTCCGGTTGTCAAACAAGATTTATTCGAATCAATCACAAAATACACCAAAGATAACTATTTTCAAGAGATAATTTCTAAAAATGCTTCAAAAGTGGATTTAATCGAAATAGGCGCAAATATAAAAGAAAAGTTTAATCATTTGTTTTTGTCCGAAGCAACAATCGATTATGTTATTATTGAAAATCAAATTAGTCCTATTGCGAATCGTATGAAAACAATTCAAGGAATGATTGTTCAGTATTTTATTATGAGCGGAATTAACGTTTCTAACATGGAATTTGTTTCAGCATCTAATAAGCTTAAATGCTGTGATTCAATAGGGAAAACTAAGTATAGTGATAGAAAAAAAATGGGCATAACAAAATGCCGAGAATTACTTACGAATGACTATAGATTTATTAATCAATCTACTTTTTTTAACAACCATACAAAGAAGGACGACTTGTCAGATTCTTTTTTACAAGGTTTATGGTATATCAACGATAAAAATATATAAAACGGCTGTTGTGGTTTATTACATATTTATATATTTATATAATTAAGTTCGTACTACTTAAAATTAAATGTTCTAATTAATTAATAATGAATAATGATATAATCGAACTATCTGATTTGGACTTTACGAATGATAATGACAAATTTCCAAAATCTTCAATGAAGTCTTCAAATTTTGGCGGAGGATTGGAACTACTAATGAATTCCCATTCAAAGGATAATGGCAAACACAAAAGTGATATTGATTTAGAAGATCTTGATAATTTAGAGAATGAGTTAAATGACCTTGTGGAAGATGTACCCATGATGTCTAGAGCCAAATCAGATTTATTTAGTGACCGCAATGTCAATTTCGATAGCAATCCGTCAGAAACACAATCTGTTCGATTTGATGACAATGCATCGCTAGGTAAATCCACTGCTAATGTAGCAGCTAACAATACCAAAACGTGGGATGGTTTTGATAAGTTTAATAACGTCCCGTTAAACCCTGATAAGGTAATATCTTCTCAACCACAAATGACCAAGGAAGAGTTGCTTCGTGATAAGTTCAAGTTTTTACGAAAGTTGGAAGCGTTAGAGAAAAAGGGGGTGGAATTATCCAAAAAGTATAACATGGAATCATCGCTACAAGAAATGCAGGGAGAATATGAGACCATTATGGAAGAAAAAGAAAAAAGTAATTCCGTAAAATTTCAAGGAAATATGCTGATGGCGTGTATTAATGGTATCGAGTTTCTAAATGGACGATTCGACCCGTTTGATATTAAATTGGATGGGTGGGGCGAACAATTAAATGAAAATATATCCGATTATGATGAAATTTTCGGCGAATTACATGAAAAATATAAATCCAAAGCATCTATGGCGCCAGAATTAAAATTACTATTTCAATTAGGTGGTAGCGCTATGATGGTTCATATGACGAATACCATGTTTAAAAGCGCAATGCCCGGCATGGATGATATTCTAAGACAAAACCCTGACTTGATGCGTTCATTTCAGTCCGCCGCAGTGAACACCATGTCGCAATCAAGTCCTGGCTTATCAGGTTTTATGAATAATGTTATGGGTTCTAATTCTGGTTCAGGTCCTCCACCACCTATGGCTACCCAAGGTCCTAATGCTATTCCTACACCACTAAGCCGCCCAGGCAATAATAATTTCGCAAATCGCCCGGATTTGAACATGAGTCGCAGTAATTTTGTGGACGATGGAATTAATATTCGCGAGAATACGCAGAAAATGCCTGTTTTTGAAAAATCGAGTAGAAATCGTCCTGAAATGAAAGGTCCGTCTGATATTTCGGATATTTTATCTGGACTTAAAACGAAAACAATCAATATTCAGGAAGCGCCACACGATCCCACAACAACCGATAACAGCACAATTAGCATCAGTGATTTGAAATCTCTTCAAAGCAGTAGTAATATGCCCAAAAAAAGTAGAAAACGTACAAAATCTGCGAGCAATACAGTGAGTTTAGATATATAAACTTGTTGTAAAAAATATTTATAAATATTTATAAATATTTTTATATAATACCATCACTAATTAAGATGCCACTTCAAAAATTAATTGTGACAAATCCTCATACTTATCCTTGATTAACTGATTTAATCTAGCACCACTTAACTGTTTTTCACTCTTCAACAATTCAGATGTTTCCTTAAGTAGAGATTTACTCTGATATAATATGTCTTCCGCGTGTTTATAAGCACTTGTAATCAAGTTATTTACATCATGGTCTATTAATTCTTTATATCTATCACTTAACTTTGGATATATTACCTTTGACCCCATACCATAATATAGTACCATTTTTTCCGACAATTTTAAAGCCTCTTCGAAATCATTAATAGCACCCGTCGTAACAGACACCCCATAAAATATTTCTTCCGCAATTCTACCTGACAACAAAATCATCAAGTGTTCAAACAAGGCTTCCCTAGTATAAATATTGGACGCAGATGTCTCAAATACTGTATAACCTGGGCTCTTGGGCGATGATAAATTTATCACAACTTTGCTTACTTTTGAATGGTGCTTAGAAAATATTCCTACTATCGCATGCCCCATTTCATGTATCGCAATATGGTCTATAATGTCTGAAGTAAATTCGTGTTCATTCGGCTGCCATCCAGCCATCATTTTATTTAATACTAAATCAAAATCTTGCCTAGTAAATTGAACTCTATTGTAACGTAGTGCGTTTAACATGGCTTCATTTAATAAATTTTCTATCTGTGCACCGCTTAACCCATCTGTTGTCTCTACCAAGTCTACAACGATGATTGAATCATCATATGGTTTACCCTTTATATGTATGTCAATAATAGACTTTCGGGTACTACTATCAGGTAGACCAATAAATATTTTCTTATCGATTCTTCCTGGGCGAACTAATGCGTTATCTAGTAAATCAATCCTATTTGTAGCCGCAACCAAAAATATACCAGTGTTATTTTTAAATCCATCCAATTCAACCAAGAGCGCATTTAGTGTTGAATCACGCTCATTAGACGAACTTTCCCCATCAGACGACCTTTTACGCCCAACAGCATCTATTTCATCTATAAAAATAATACATGGCACATTGCTTTTACTTAATTTAAATAATTCCTTGATTCGCGTAGAACCCACGCCTACATATTTGTTTTGAAAATCCGACCCCGAAACCGCAATAAAACCACATCCTGCCTCCCCTGCCAATGCTCGAGACAATAATGTTTTACCGGTTCCCGGTGGACCTTCTAATATCAACCCTTTGGGTATTCGTACGTTATATTTTTCATACTTTTTATAATTTTTTAGCAAATCTACGCATTGTCTTAACTCTTCCTTCACATTTTCATACCCACCTACATCTATAAATTTAATATTATAGTCACGTACGACCTCAAAATTTTCGGATTTGGTTACTTTATTGTTATTGTTACGATTATTCTTACGATTATCATCCACATCATCCCCCATTTCATCCACGTTTTCTATAATCTGTATGCCAAGCGCATGAAAAAAATCATCATTAAATATTAATTCTAATGTTGTAAAATTATATGTTTCTTCATTTTCTTCATTTGCCTCCAAACCTAATATATTGTTATCTCGAGATGTATTGTTTCGAGAGTTAAGACGTTTAAGCTGCTCCTCAAAATATGGCTTAGAAATTGGATATTTATGTTGCACATTTATTTCGGGTGGCACATTTTGTTTTAATTTATTTAAACTTTCACGGTATTTATACCCATAAGGATTCCATCTTTTGTTATAAAACACTTTATTTGAAATTAAATTGTGTTCATGATTTAAATGAAAATTATATCCATCCACTATAATATTACATAATAAATATACAAGTCCTATTGTCCGCGCCCAAATCATTGTAAATAATACAGTAGTTTATTATCTATATTCATTTTTATTAATAAAATATATTAATGTATAAAAAGTATAAAATGTATAAAGTGTATAAAAAGTATAAAATGTATAAAATGTTTATAATATAAAAATATAATATTATTTTGTAATATATTGCTCATGAGTTGCCAAAATCGCAAATGTTCAAAAGCAGGCATAAAAATTCACGAATCATCCAATAACAATAACAATACCCTTCAGGATAAACAGCTTGATTTTTACAATAAAATTAAAAACCAAAACAAACATACCGGAGTTCGCGTCGTAAATAGCGAAAATGAATACAATATTGACCCATTTGACGGTGTAAATCCATTTAATAATCCAGAAGGCGAAACAGAACTCAATCCAGTAATATATGACAAGTCTAGTTATAATAAAATGGACCTTAACATAGATAACTACTCACAAACCGATTTATATAAGTTATTTGGAATAGATTTAGGGAGACATATGCTCTCTTATGAAATTATGAAACAATCAAAAAAAACAGTCTTAAAAACACATCCTGACAAATCAGGTCTTGACTCACGATATTTTTTATTTTTTACCAAAGCGTATAAGCGGATATATGCCATATATGAATTTCAAAACAAAAATCGCAACAGGACAGAAGATAAAAATGAATATACAGATCCAGATAACAACCTCCTATTAGAGCAATTGTTTACAACCGACAAAACATTAAAGACACCTGCCAAATTTAACAAGTGGTTCAATGAGCAATTTGAAAAACATAAATTAGAAGACCCAATTGAAAATGGATACGGCGATTGGTTGAAATCGGACGAAAATGTTGACAATATGGCAAACATATCGCAGTCACAAATTGCCGGTGAGATAGAGAAAAAGAAAAAACAAGTTCAGTCCTTAATCGAATATAAAGGATTCGACACACAATATGCATCTACATTTGGTGGGTCGTCGCTTATGGATCATAATAACAACTATACTTCTGGGACCTTGTTTAGCGACGATAACATAAATTACACTGATTTAAAGCAAGCCTACGTGGAATCTGTTATACCAGTGACCAATGAGGATTACCAAAATATGCCAAAATTTAGAAATATTGATGAATA